CCATTGATCTCTAAATAATTTCCACTAAAAGCCATGATGTAATCCTCCTATGCTGGTGATAAACGGCTGCGACCAGTTGTTCTAATTGCTTTATTATCCTCATCTAATACTGCATTATATATCATCCCTGGTGTAATTCCGGTTTTAGCTAATATTGCGGTCAACAACCTGTTCTGCTCCTGTAATAATGATACCTCTGGCATCATGGCACCTGATACGGCCTGTGCTATACCGGCAGTTATCTGGTCACTATTAGCAACCGCTGTACGATTACCAATCTTTCCGACCATCTCTGGTCCTGCTTCATTTGCAACGAATAATTCACCTGCAGAAGGGAAGCCACCATTAGCATAGAAGCCAAGATTTAACTTAGGAAAACCTTCTAATCCTAATGCCTTACCGACTTTACCAAGTATTCCAGATGTGTCGTATGTAATATCAATTTTGATTTTCGGAAGCTTCATGGATTGAAAACCTTTAATAAAATCACTAATTAGATTTTTACCAGCAGTTTGTAGACTACCTATACCGGATAGTATTTTAGCAGGCAAACCAGACAACCAAGTTTTGAAGTCGCTCCATCCTTCTGACCATCCCTTTTTGATTCCTGAAATGATATCCGAACCCTTTGTGAGAAATTTATCTTTGATATTACCGAAACTTGTAACGATATTCTGTGGTGCGTTAGCAATCCATGTGGTAAAGTCTTTCCATCCGGTTTCCCATCCTGACTTAATGCCACTTAAGATTTCTTTTCCTTTGGTTAAGAACTTATCTTTCATATTACCAAACCATGCTACGATTTCTGCAGGCTTAGTTTGTATCCACTTTGTAAAATCAGCCTTGGCATTATTCCATCCGGTTTTTATGCCCTCAAATATATCTTTACCTTTTTTTATGAATGCATCTTTGGTATCACCAAACCATGTAAGAATCTTATCTTTCCATGTAACAACGGCTGTCTTAATTCCTTCAAAGGTTTTGTTCCATTTTTCTGCGTGGAACCATGGTTCTATGTTTTTTTCGTACCACTCATTAAGATCAAATCCAGTAAGATATTTAATACCTTTTGCCAGAATACCTTCTGTTGGAGAAAATGGGCTATTAAAGAACGATTCATATATATCCAATACCAAATCTTTTAAGTTACTTAGACTCGGTTTTTCAATAAACTCACCCAAGCTATCAAAGGCATCACCTATTTTTTCTATCCACTCCGTTATGCCTTTTAATTGCGAAACAGGTAAATTTGATATAAAATCTCCTACTACCTTTCCAGCATCACTGTTCTTAAATTTATCTATTGCTTTGTTTAATGAATCAATGGCACTTGATAGAGTGTATAAAAATTCTGGAATTGTTTTATCAATGGTTATTTTTGCGACTTTCATTAGCACATTGTCATAAAACCACAGTAATCCTTCTCCGACATTTTCCGCAAAAGGAGCAAGCTTATCCCAGAAGTTAGCAAGAGATTGATTTAATTTCTTCCAGTCTACATTATCAAGCAAATCGTTAGTGGAATTGATGAGTCCTGGTAACCCCTTTCCTAGCGTCCACTTGCCGACCGGATCTAAAAACTTCTCTTTAAAATCTTTCAAGGCTTTCCATGTAAAACTGCCAAGCTTCTTAAGTCCATTATTATAAAGGTTTTTCAATGCATCGGTAGTGGGCTTTATTGCATCTTTGAATTTTTCAAGAGACTTTAAAGCACTACTATCCACTACATTTTCAACTGGTGTAATACTGGAACTTCCTCCACCCGTTCCTCCGCTACCACCTGTACCGCTTCCTGCACCGGAACCAGAAGAAGAACTTGAACCAATAACATTTAATTCGTCGAATCCAGCCAGTGCCTTATTTGCTTTCTTGCCTGCCGCTTCTGTGGCATTTCCAAGATCAGTTACAGCACTGGTTTGCCCGTCTATGGCACTTGATGTATTATTTACCTGGTACTGAGTGGATTTCCCAAAAAGAGACTGTGAAAAAGCAGCTAAGTGAGCGGTAATATTCTCTATCTTATTCGCGAATGAAGTAAGTATGGGAAGGATAGTATTATAAATAGGCAAAAACGCCTGTCCTAGATTAAGTTGGATATTTTTTAAACTGGCAATAAACATTTGCTGCTTAGTTGCTGTTGTATTAGCTAAACTATTTCCGTATTTTTCATTAGCCTGTTCGAGAACTGACATGATACGAATCTGTTGTTGTTCGTAGTATGTTAATTGATCCCACGTTCTTCCATTTGCCATCTTTTTAAAAGCGTCGGTAGATTTTAACATTGCTACTTGTGCATATATGCCTACGTCTTCTATGGCTTCCGTGTTTCCTAACAAACCTGATCGGATTCTTTCTGATACGTCCTCTACTGTACGCCCTGTTGCGCTGGATATAACTGCCGATGCTTGTAGTAATTGTGTTGTGTATTTTTCTGTTTCAGCTGTTCCACTTGTGAATCCGCTTATAAGATTGCTATACACTGCTCCATACTTAAAAGCTTCAGACCTTGCCATTCCGAAAGCCTTTGATTGATTTTGTGCCCAGTTATTAAACTCTTTTGAATTTCCGCCCATGGTACGTGAAATCTGATTCATTGAGCTTTCTACAGACATTGCAGCTTGTACACTATCTTTTACTAATTTTCCGACTGCTAGACCTGCAAGTGCTGTCTTAACCAGATTCATGGTTTTGCTTATTTTTGTCTGGAATCCTTCAAACTGGGTCTGTGTTTTAGTAAGTTCTTTCTTTATACCACTAAAATCTGCTCCACCACGAACAATAAAATTACTTCTTTGAGCCACGATATACCACCTCCCCTCCAAAGTCTTTATTTAGATTCATAACTGCTTTGAGCATTTCATCAGGGGTCATTTCTTTTTGTGTTTTACCATAATTTAAGAACTTGTTTATATCCACCTTCTTTTCCCATACCCATCGGCTTATAAAGAATGCCTGATATGTTAAAAGGTCCTGTTCTTGCTTCAATTTCACGAATAATTTTTCTGCTTCATATTTTTCAAGTTCTATAAATGCTCTATTTTTTATAAACAAATCATGTGGTGTCATATCATTGTATTCGCTTAAAGATATGCCCAATTTGAATGCTAACAAAAGGGACTCATCCCAATCCCATATTTGTGGATTAGAACCGTCCCTTGTTAGTTTTTTGATTCAGAATCCGGCTCATTTGTGGCCTGTTCTTCTTCATCTTCCTTGTAACCTAAACTTTTCATAAATGCTAATTGGCATGCTTCTGTAACATCGCAAAATTCTGTTGCCTGATCCAAAAGATTCTCTACATCTGCCAGCTTCAATACTTCTCCATTTTCCTCTGCATCCTTCATTAATCCACATAGCATATATGTCTCCAAATTATCATACATATCCACTTGGACATCTGCTATTACCTCATGAAGTGGCTTATTCAACAACTGTGAAAGTCGTTTTAATGCTCTGTGAGTAAATCTTACCACTCTGATTCTATCCAGCTTTAATACTACATCGTTGTTATCTTTCTTTTTCTTTTCCATTATAATTTCCTCCATATTTATTGTGGGCAGTTAATCAACTACCCACAGTCATTTGTTGTATTAAGCAGAAATAGTTAATACAGGTTTACCGCTTACTTTTATGGTAGCTGCAAAACCTATAGTTCCTTCAACATCCACATCACCAACTTTAAAGGCTGTTACCACTCCCTTGAAAGCCCAATCAGCTGCCGGAGTTGTGGGAAATTCTATTGTATAATCTTCTGCTGTACCGGCATCCAGTGAAGTTTGCAATGCCACCTGTCCAGATGAAGTACCCGGCTCAAAAAAACCTTCAATCGGAACTTCTCCGCCATCTTTAAATGTTCCTATAAACTCACGATATCCACTGGAAGAAGCAAGAGTTGTTACATCTGTGGTATCCGCTGTAATCTCTATACCTCCAATCGATGTTAATCCACCGATTTCAACCGGCGTGGTTGTTCCCTTAGATATTGTCGTTCCTAATGCTCTTGTTGCCATTTATGTACCACCTTTCTAAAAATAAATAGTAAAATCAATTATTCCACGGTTAACCTTTAATTCGCTTTCCCATGTTTCATCAATATTGTTAATAGTTAAGTCCTCAACATAAATACTGCCACCATCACCGATTGTTCTTTGTGGTAATGACAGCAGTAATTGTTCTACTTTATCTCTTACAGTTATCATGTCTGCATACTTAACCGACATAACACTGAACATATAACTTAGCTTCTGTTTATCCGTGTATCCTTCAAGCGTTTTAACCCTATCCGAGTTAATCCTTGTATAAACCAAATAAGGTCTTAAAACTCCTTCTGGTGCGTTTGTGGGGTATATGGAATTGTTCAGTTCCGGTATGGCATGTATTAATTCATATCTCAGTTCTTTTTCCACTACTTCAACCCCCTTTTCGCTATTTCTGCATCTATCTTCTTTTTCATCGTAGTAACAATTACCTGCTGAACTTTAGGCGCGTTATTTTCTAAAGCACCATGTATAAACCGGTATCCAGGTATGTAACGTCCATTTTTAGTAAAGTATCCATATTCTTGGCTGACAGGGTAATAAGCAACGATATTACCGTCTTTATCCTTCTTCTGGAATACATCGTTGAAGTCCTTGTTAAATACTACCTGATAAATCTTCTTGCCCTTTGTCTTGGTTCTTTCTCCGACAAGCTTCATACCTTTTTTAAGCATTCCGGTATCCTGTGGAGCCTTGGCTTTTGCCTGGCTTAAAACTACATTCATACCCTTACGTGCTGCTGCGGTAACATGCTTCTGGGGAGTTTTTCCAAGTTCCTTAAGGCTTTTCTGAAGCTCTTTCATACCGGTTATTTTAAAATTTGCTTTTGCCATTATTTCACCAACTTACAATAGCAGAGTAGTTCTACATGAAGTGATTTAACATCTATAGCAGAAAGTATTTCATATATTTCTGTCCCGTGTTGTATTCTCATTTCATTGGTTACACCTGACACATACCGGCAGTTGAACTTGATTTCAACCTTAGAATCTGTTGTTAGGGCTGTATAAAGTTCATTGCCAAGAATAGGGTCTTTACTCGCCCATACTGTTTTATATACGTTCCATTCGTCAACCGGATCACCATAATCATCTTGTCCGCTTGCATGTACCAGAAAGTTTATTTTCTTTTTATACTTCCCAGGATTAATCATGTAACATCACCATCCACACTTGGTAATAGGTTTGTGCTGTACATACCAAGGATAGTCTCAACAACTTTATTCATGTAGTTTCTATCAACATACATTGTTCTGGTATCATACATATCCTGACAGAGTACATAAAGCACAATTGTTATATCATCATGAGCATCTACCGCTGTATCATCTAATCCAGTATAAGATTTTATATAAGCCTTGGCAGCATCTATATAGGTTTGTATTTCCTGCGTAGTATACTCTCCTTCACTCAACCGGAGATATTCAGCTATATTACTTACTTGTACTTCGCTTACCTTCATTTTTACCACCTTTCGTGGCCTTTTCCGCTACTTCTTCTATATATCCGGCTTGTATAAGGTCTTGGAGTACAACATCATCTTTGCACTCCTTCACCTCACTTTTATACATAGAAAAAGTACCAGCAAAACTTACTTTTGCCCGTACTAACATTTTTGATCACTCCTTATTAGGATGCCTTCATTACAAGCTTGGAAATTTTCTGAGAATTTTCCACTTTGGAATCCATTTCTAACCATCCAACTATGCCAATCGCATGCTGTGTGGCAAACTTCTCTCTCAATACTTCTATATTCATTTCCTCGGACAACTTAACGGCAAGCCCACTCATATCGCCATAATAAACTGCGGTCGCAGCTGCAGCCATAGTAGGCATATTTGTAGAGGTATAAACATCTTTACCAAATAAGGTATAACCCCATCTTGCAGTTGCATCCTTGTTTAAGATGTAATTACCGTCGTTATCCTTTATTTTTCTGAGTGCTGTTCTGGTTGCCTTATTCATAATCCAAATTGCTGCGCCTTGATATGTATCAGGTACACTTTCCTGCAGGTCAATCAGTTCATCGGTTGTAATAGCGGTTGTTGCTGCTGCTGTAATAGTCTGCGTAACGGTTCTCAGACCAAGAATTTTACTGGTAGTTCCATTAAGTAATTCTTTTTCAATCCATTTAACAATTGAATCAGCCATAGCTTCAACTACGAAACTTACAATATTAAACTGGGAGTTATTAACTAAAGATTTAGAAACCTTACTTAAAACACCTGCTAAGAATCCTTGTAGCTGAATACTAGCAAACTTACCGGATGTGGATTCCAACTCAGTAAATTCCGTAGCATATGCCATTGTGATTGCCTGTGTGCTTTCATCATAGTAAGGAATGTTTAAAGTACCATCAATATTATAGCGTGTAGCAAGCTGGTAAATAGGGCTTAAGTCATAGACTCTCTTAATGATTTTGTTAGCAATAGAGGAAGGTATTACAGCCCCATTATCACCAGTAGTCATGTTAACATCTGCTCTTTCTTCGGATACTACTCCACGAATATAATCAGCAAATGCTCTTTCTTCTGCTTCTGCTCTGGTCTCTTCTTCCTTCTTATCTGCTGGCTTCTTACCTAATGATAGCTTACGAGCTCTTTCT